GGCTTGATCTGTACATCCCTGCGGAGCATGAGGACTTTGTTGGTATCACCTACCATGAGAAGTACTTGACAGAGGGACAGATACTTGAGATCGACTGCAAGATTGCAGACAAGTGTGACTTGGGTACGATCATCTACATACCAGAGGGTGACGAGTTGCAGGGTGGTAGACTGATCGAGCATGACCATGCTATCAACAGTTGCTTACCGGTATGCTTGTTCGCTACGGCCAGAGAAGCCATTGATCATCTGACTGAACTGTACGAATACAGTCAAGGTGCAAGCGGTACCAGCTTTGGGAGGAATGCTTAATGAATACTCTTGCAATAGGAGACCCACATGAGCCTGTGAGTCACCCCGGATATCTATCATTTTGTCAGGACCTACAACAGAAGTATGGTTGTGATTCAGTGGTGATCGAGGGTGACATAGCAGACCATCAGGCGATCAGCTTTCATGCTGCTAACCCAATGTGTCCCGGTCCTAACGACGAGGCTGAGATGACTGCACTGGCTATTGCTAAGTGGTACAAGGCTTTCCCCAATGCTAAGGTGTGTATCGGCAACCATGATTGTAGAGTATTACGCTTGGCAGAGTCATCGTGTATCCCTGCTCGGTACATCAGGAACTACAATGAGACATGGTGTACACCGACCTGGGAATGGGACTATGAGTTCTTCATTAACAACGTATGCTATACGCATGGTACTGGATGTGGTGGGATACACCCGGCGTGGAATCTGATGACCAAGAAGATGAAGTCGGTTGTGATCGGTCACTGTCATTCAAGAGCAGGTGTGAAGTGGATGAGCAACGGTGACGAGAGGTTCTTTGCTGTGGACGCTGGATGTGGGATTGATGTGAGAGCCTACCAATTTGCTTACGGCAAGCACTTCGCTACTCGTCCGTTTCTTGGTGCTGCTGTCATACTGAACGATGGAACAGAGCCACACAGCCTACCGTTATTGTGTGGACATGGTGAGAAATATCACAGGAGTAATTTCTAATGGATACACTAATCGTATCAGAACAAGACGGAATGAAGATGACACCGCAACATGAATATCCGGGGTTGCATACGTGCGACTGTGGTAGTGGGATAGTACCTGAGTCGGTGTACCTAAACAAGAAACTCATTGGCTTTCATTGTCGCCGGTGTGTAAGAAACTATGTGCGAAGGGGGTAGTATGAAGGCGAATGTGACAGGTGACAAGGGTGAATGGGTGTGCTCTATTCTTGCTAACTTATCAGAGGGAGAGGGTTTGCAGTCCAAGAATGGTGAACTGAGGGTACGGATAGGTTGTTCTCAGTACCTCCTTCGACAAGCAGATGGTGAAATCTCTGTGTGGGAGTCTCAGGATTGGCCCCACGATACCAAAGGTGTTAGAGTACATGTGCAAATGAATTTGAATGTGACAAAATAAGGGGTAGTACAATGCAGCAAGACATGATATATGATGTGAACATAATTGAACCAAGTAGCCGCTTCATCCCGATAAATTGGACTGATGTAATGATTGGGGATGGTACGATAGATGATCGTGGTGATGTCCGGTTAAAGATATCCGCACACACCTACCTAATCTTTTGTAACAAGAACAGAAACAACGGTTCCTTTCAGGTGTGGGGCTACAGTCACTGGACTACTCCAAGAGCCAAGCACTGCAAGATAACACTAAAGGTGGAGGCAACGATCAATGCTTAGTGACTACAGTAAGGTGCATCAGATATACCATCGAGATACCAACTTGATGAAGGGACAGCAGGTTATCATTCAGGAGAAGGTGGATGGCTCACAGATATCCTTCGGTCGTAAGCTGGATGGATTCCTGCATGGCAAGAGTCATAAGAAGCAGCTTGACATGACAGCACCTAACACAATGTTTGGCCCAGCCGTAGCCTCTATCAAGCGGGCAGATGATAAGATGTGTATGGGGTTGGCTCCGAACTACATCTTCCGGGGTGAGTACTTGAGTCGGCCTAAGCATAACATCCTATGCTATGATCGGATACCCAAGCAGAACGTGATCATCTTTGACATCGAGGCTGGTGATGATACCAAGGCGTACTTCCCTCCCGATGTGGTGAGGAACATAGCGGAGAAGGCTGGCTTTGAGGTAGTGCCTACTCTGTGGAAGGGACAGTACGATGACGTGGACTTCGACCTGATCAATGAGTTGTTGAAGACTCGCAGTATATTGGGTGGGAATCTGATTGAAGGTATCGTGATCAAGTGTTACAGCCAGCGAGATGCCAACGGCGACACCCTGATGTGCAAGTACGTGCGGGACGACTTCAAAGAGATGAACGGTGGCAAGAAGAACAAGACACAGGTTGACATCGTGAATGACATCGGCAACGCTCTTGCTGTACATGCGAGGTTTGAGAAGGCTGTGCAACACGCCATTGAAGAGGATGAGTTGATGGGTGACATGACTGACATGGGTATCCTTATGAGGAAGTTGAACGAGGACTTCGAGGAACATGTTGACGAGATCAAAACCCAACTGTACTCTCACTACCGCAAACAGATTCAGAGGGTATCAGCTAACGGCTTCGCTACGTGGTACAAGGGCAAGCTGCTTGATCAAACGTCTATGTCGAAGAGGTTGTTATGAGTTGCTTCATGTGCGGCAGACGGAGATGGATGGCTCAGGGTACTCATCTAACACAATTTGGAAGTCATGTTGATATCAGCATAACACCGAAGAGATTTATCTGCACTGACTGTCGAGACCGGTTAGCAAAAGCTGCAATGAAAGCTGTCATGGTTGAGATGGATTTGAATCCAAGAGGTGAGGTGGATTTCGATTGAGTGTACTAACAACATGTAAGAAGTGTGAGCGACAGTCCAGAGTACAGAGGGGTACTGTCGTTCACCGTGAAGGCAAATGTTATATATGTTTACTAAAGGAAGGCAAGGTGAAGCGTGAGGTTTATAAAGAAATTGACTAAGATGGTAGTGGACATGGAGAAGAGGCTGACTCAGGCTGAGATCAATATAACGTCTGAGACGAGCAGAGCAGACAGACTACGTGACCGGGTTGACAAGCTTGAACTCAGGATTTGTTACTTGGAGTGTGAGAGGCATGACTACCGATTCATGGGCAGGATTGACATCAACAAGCAGTACCAAGGAGTATACAAAGTTCTCAACATCCTCCTACCAGACTACCGGTACACTTTCCTCTGCTCTCAGTGTGGTCATACGTTGCAACTGAAAGCGGAAGGTATGTCTCAGCAGCAGCGAGTTGCCTTGAGAAAGTTGGGACTACTGGAAGAGGTACCCGGAGATCGGAAGGCACAGAAATGAAGAAAGACCTGTCTATACCAACCACTCTGTTTCCAGTCGGTCGATGTGGTCAGCACCGGACATACCGTGGACTTGGAAAGCCAAAGAATAACTGCTTGCAATGCTGGAGGATGTGGCTGTCTGAGCACACACATAGATGGAGTGAGTTGTCAGTCGATGAGATAAGAACCCTGATGATGATCATGGGAGGTTTCCTATGATTTGTTGTAACTCTGCCTTCATAGCTGGTATCTTCGTCGGGTGGATTATCATTGGCATAGCACTGTGTATTGCAGGAGCATTCAAATGAACTGGATACATTGGATTGGCACTGCTGCTCTGTTGATTTTTGCACTGTGCTTTATAATGGGAGAACACGAATGATGAGTAATGACATGAGAGAAAAGATATTTGGTTTGGTTATCTGTGGTATGATCTGTCTTACGATCATTGCAGTTGTATCAATAATGGGAAGCTCTATGAACAGCTAACAAAAAAAGGGGAGGCCGATGTGCGATAGTCGGTCTCCCCATACTCATATTTACATTACAACTCCAACAATGACAGAGGCGATAGCCGCTATCACTGCACCTGCCATCATCAACCGGACTCTAAAGTGTTGGCCCATGTGTATCTTCATCGTTGACTTGACCCACTTCATATCACACTTGATCTCAGCTACATCCTCAAACAGTCTGTTAGCCATTAGTCTTCTACTCCTTTCGATATATCCTCGATGTCTTTCATGTTGGCTTCCATGACTATGTTCTTACGGACAGCAGCCTTGCTCTCCTTCACAGCCCAATTCAGAATCTCCTGCTTGAACTGCGGGCTTTGTCTTTGATACCCCGGCTTCTCTATGATACGTGGAAGAGCCTTACCTAATAGGAAACCCAAATCATCCTGATACTTCTGATATAAGTCACCATTCAGTCTCCAGTTCCTCACCAGAGTTCTGCTCAAACCACCAAGAGTCACCTGATACCTGTCCATCTCGTCCTGTACGGAACGGGGTAGACTCTTCTCTACTTTTAACCCGGCCTCTCGCTGCCTTCGGACATCAAACGTGGCATTACGCCTCTCGAACTTAGCAATCATCTCCTGCTCTGCTATCTGTGGCTGGTGATCTCTTAACGCCTCCTGTGCCAGAGGTCCCAAGTTCTTCCATTCCTTACCATAGACATCCAATGAGTAGTGATCTCTCATCTCAGACAGGTCATCAAGAGCATTCGTCTCGAAGGTCTGTACCCCAATACCGTGAAACGCAAGGGGAAGTACCATAGCATTTGCCGCCCTCGATTCGCTGTACCGGAAAGCATCAATCGTATCCTGCAAGACCAACGGTGCCAGCTTCTGATAGATAGCCCACTCCATTAGTTCAGCTTTGTTCTTGAACTCAGGAAGAGGCTCACCTAAAAATGTTTTCTTTGAAGCCAACTCAATAACCAAGCCCGGAGTCGGTGCAAGTTTAGACTGGATGAACCGGCCAAATGTTTCGAGCCTGTTCTTTGTAAACAATTCCCCGGAGGACACGGCCTTACCTGTACCGGTAGCCAACTGTGCTGCTGTCCTTATGATCTGCTGGAAGCCACCCCATATATCTATGCGAGTCCTGCCAATCTTGATCTTACCGAAGTCACTTGATCTCCAGTCCTTCTCAACCTTCAACCCCAAGGCTATAGCCATAGCCATCACCGTACCACCAGCTATCATAAAGTTCACCATCTGACTTGCCATGATCTTCGATGACGGACGAGGCTTACCGGTTACAACATCAACCAGACTGTATATGCCACTGCCTAACATCTCGAACCTTGAAGCCACATAACGTGGTGAGAAGAAAGCTGCATTCAATATGGGTAGGGCACCCTGTATCGTTTTGTTTGTGATGTTACCACGACCGGTTGACATGTTGATTAACTTTGCCAGTCTCTCATACTCCGACTGAGAATAGTTCATGCCTTCCCACTGGTTTGTTACTTGGTCCCATATACCAGCACGTAGTTTGTTCATGCCTACCACTGCTGCACGTTCCGAAGCCCTGACCAATGCACCTAAGAATGGTATCTGTTTAGCCCAGCTACTCATGTACCGTTCCTCAGTCTTTGATAGACCGGCCTCAAGTTCCGATGTAAACAACCCACTCTCTTCCGCAAACTCAGCACCCTTCCTTGTAAGCAGTTCCTTCTGAGCCAAGTCAGCCCAATCACTGCTAAAGTATGCTGCGTAAGATGCACCCAAAGCTTTTACCCACTGCTTAGGCCACTTGAACAGAGTCGTTAAACCCTGTCTGCCGATCATCGAAACCTCAGATGATGCGAGTAGTGTGGTTGGGAAGTTCACAAGGTTCACGGCAAAGTCGTATGCCTTACCACGTATACCCTTAGCTGCCTCTGCCAGTCCAGAGAGTACCTCTTTACCAGTCACCCGGCCAAGTGCTACCATCTCTGACTCAGTGGGAACGAACCCCATCTGTATCTTCTTCAATGCAGCAAGAGCATGGTCCTGCTCAAAGAACTGTAGTCCTTTAACAAGTATCGCCTTACGAATGTTCTCGTAGTCCTGTGGGGATACCTGTTCATCAGTGAAGTTATCGAAGGTAGCCTTCGGCATCTCGCCAGCCAGTTCACCTCTCGCCTCATCCTGTGCTGCTTGTATGTCGGATGGGTCTTTCTTCAATGCCAGATGTCTACGTTCCTTGGCTCTGCCCACTCGCTTACCCAACTCCAGTGATCTCTCATCTGCTGTGAGTCTGCGTGCTGTGGGGAATGCTGCCTTTACGATTGACTTGTTAAGCTTGTCAATGGACTGTTTGTTCTCAGCCTCTTCCGGTGTCATCAGTTCGTCTACTGGCTCAATCTCTTTACCCTCAACGATAGCATCCTGTACCTTCACCAGATCATTCTTAGCCTGCACCTGCTCAGTATATGCCTCGTAGTCACCCTCTTGTGCTTCCGGGTTCTCTTCAAGGTACTCGTCCTGAGACATGGCTGTTTCTTCTGACAAGGATACTTCAAGAAATGCTGCACCCTCTTCCTCAGTATAGACACCGGCATCTATGTCGGCTTCCACCTGATCGAACTCTTCATTCAACTCAGCCTTGGATTCATCAGACAACTCAGGATTCTCATTCACTGCACTACGGAACTGATCGAGTCTCATGTGCTGATTGTCCAGACCAAGCATCTTCTTGGCTTTACCTGTTGCCTTACCTGCTGCTGCAAAGCCTCCACTCATTACCAACTCAAGTGGTCCACCGATACCGGCTGACTGTGCAACACCTTCCAGCAACTCCTGATCACGATCTGTAAACACATACCGCCAGAGGTTCTCATTGAAAGTCTGTGAGCCTTCTTCAACTGCCCCACGTCCAAAGGCTTTCATCCCCTCCCATAGTATCTTCTTACCACCCTTCTTAACCATCTCACTGAATCCCTTTGCGAGACCCAGCTTCTTACCGAATGTCCACTGCTCTATAGCAGCTTCACCTAAGCCTGTCAGTTCAGCTTGGAATAACGCAGGTATAATGCCAGTGCCTTCATTCCTTGCATCTTCGTATGAAGTACCAGCTTTGGCCTGTGACATCACAAGGATACCACCACCGGGACCGGCTACTACTGTACCAAGAGCAGCTTCCAGCATCAAAGGTATTGCTTCAACCACACCCTGCACCAGCTTCTCAGGACTCTTGATTATGTCCAGTGCGGTGTCAAGGAATCCTGCATCCTCATCCAACTGTATCTGTACGTCCTCGTTCTCACGGTAGTACTGTTCCAGCCCGGCACCCATCTGCTCAGTCCACTGTTCGAGACCGGCTTGCATCTTCTTCTGAAACTCAGGCTGTCCACCCAATGCTTTACCAGCACCAGTGTTCCAGAACCAATCACGGTATGCTCCACCGAACTCCTGCTCTATACGAGCGAGACCGATCACACCTTTAGTCAGATTGATACCACCTGATTCAACACCATGCTTGATTGCAGTACCGATACTCTTAGGTTGATCAGGGGCATCTAATGTGAAGCCCTCTGGTATGTCTTTGTTCCGGTCCAAGTACTGCTGTGCCCATTGCTGAGATTCTCTGTGTTCCCTTTCCGCATCTGTCTCTGCGTGGAAACCTTCTGGTAATCCTAATTGACTCTCTGCCATGTCTGTCTCCCGTCATACGAAACCATTTGAACACCGGCTGCATTCGTAACATACTCAGCTTTTCCTTTAGCTGCCGTAGGCTGTGCCGTTGGTGCCTGTGCTGTCTTGCCCCGGTCGGCAAGAATCTGAGCGAATACATCAGCTTGGTCCTTGTCACCGAATATTTCCGACTGTCTACCGGATACACCGATCTCAATCCTCAGCTTCTCATTGTCTGCCACGGCTTGTGAAATAGTACCAGCCTGAACAGCATCATCGAGAGCCTTCAACTGTGTATCCATCTTTGATTTCTCTCGTACTTCCTTCTCCATCTGGTACGAACTCTCCAACTCCTTACGAGTCATTAGCATTTCAAGATCATGCTGTCGCACCTGCTCAACTTTGTCCTGCTCCCACGCCATATTTCTACGGGCAGTCTCAGCACCAAGGAAGGATTGAAACTCCATAGCTGCATGTCTATTCTGAGCATCCATAATAGCCATGTCAATGTCTGACTGAGCACGCATGTTTTGTGCTTGTAGCTGTGCGTCCTGAGCCATCTGCTGTCGTTGTGTTACCGCAGCTTCACCGGCTTGTCTAACTCTCTGCTCACCCTTACCGGCCTCTACTGCAAACTGAGCCAGTGTCTTAACATCTCCATGTGATATTCTGATACCCATAACTCTGTCTCCTTATTCTTCTGCATCCAGCATTCGCTGTGCTTCAATCCTACGTGCTTGTATCTTTTCCATAGAGACATACCTAACCCTTTGCCTTGTCTCTGTGATCTTAACGTAAGGCTTTACAATACCATCGTCAGGGTCTTTACGCATTACTCTTCTAAAACGCTTTGCCATAACATCTCCTACGTTGCTATGATACCCACGCTTTCTAAGGCTTCGAGTATCGAGTTAATCGTCGTGGTGTTCTTGTTACCCCATGAGTACAGTTCGCCATCATCGTGTGAGCCACAGTATATTCTGTCACCCATAACACATCCACCGAACAAACCATCTTGATCACCACCTGCTTGATCAGCTACCTTTATCCAAGAGTCAACACCGTTCCACTTTAACAACATAGAACCGGGCTGTGTTGAACCATACAGTTCGCCTTGATAAACGAACAGTACAAGGATGTTAGTTTCATCCTCAAACTGATTAGCTACTGTAGCCCATGCACTTGAACCATCCCACTCAAGCAGCTTACCAACACCCTGATCGCCACCATAAATCTTTCCATTGTACACAGCCAAACATCTTATGTTTGTAGAACTGTCATGGAATGAGGCAACACTTGTCCAAGCATTCGTACCATTCCACTTCAACAGATTACCAAGAATCTGAGAGCCAGCATACACTTCATCATTGAAAGTTACCAGTGATGGTATACTTGCCTCAGCAGCAAACTGTGGTGCTACCTCTACCCAAGCATTAGTACCATTCCACTCGAACAGTCTACCACCGTCACCTGTGCCACCATATATCTTGCCATTGGCAACAGTCAAGGAACGAATCTTAGTCTGTGAGTTCAACTGTGGAGCAACGGACACCCAAGCATTCGTACCGTTCCACTCAAAGAGTTGACCAGTTGGCTGAGTACCACCGTATACTTTACCACCGAGTACACACAAACTTTTGATAACTGTCTGAGAATCAAGCAGGGATGCAACGGATGTCCACTCCGTATCACCGGGACTCCATTCTAACAACTCTCCACCTGACTGAGTTCCACCATACAGCTTACCATTCATTGTAACTATAGCATGAAGTGTGGTCTCACTACCGGACATTGTAGCCTCCAGTATTAACTCGGATAACGCATGGTCAACATGATCAATCGCATCCTCTGGAGAGAAGCCACCACCGGTTCCTACTTTCCAAATAGCATTACCAGTGCTGGTGTCCTTTGTCAGTACGTACTCATTGGTCGCACCACTTACATCTGTCAGTGCGTCTATTGCTGCCTGCTGTGTTGATTGTCCAGTACCACCATGAGCGATACCAACATCAGTAGCCTCCCATACGCCAGTTGCAATCGTACCAAGTGTCGTAAGGTTAGCACTACCAGCCCATGTTGTATGAGGTTCATGTTCATCACCAACAAAGCCCGTCAAGGTATCATGGTCAATGTCTGTAGTCAGGTTGTGAATGTGATCGTAAGCAGCTTGTAACTCTGCGATAGATATTTCATTCGTACCATCCTTCAAGTCACCGGCAAGATATAGATCACTCCAGCGTATAGTTTCCTCAGAAGCCACTGATGCGTAGACTTGGAAGTACCAATCCCATCCTGCATTCGTAGTCCATGAACTACCCTGATTAAATGAAACTCCCCAACTACCACCGGGGGAAGTGGAAGGGGTGCCATACGCTCCCCATATACCACCAGCAGGTGTGTGCATTACTATAGCATACTGTACTCCATTCAACAGAGCATAAGGTGTATCAAAGTCAATGGTTGCTTCGGTAAGAACATTACCAAGTCCGTCAAGATCAACTACCTTCTCAACCAAGACTGAACCTGTAGGCTTACCACCTGATGTAGCGTAGATACCAACAGTCAGCAGTATCTCACCGGCCTGATTCTCACGTAATTTAAGAATGACCCTACCGATTAAATAATCTTCATCGGGAGTAAAGGTCTGCATACCCCACTGGTTTGCTGTTATAGCATACTCTGTTGACTCGGATGTACTTTCCTCTTGAAGTTCAAAGCCACCACCGGGAATAAGTTCCACTGCACCCAAGCTATAGAGGTTATCCTCATCAGGAACTATGTCACCAACTTGACCGATGTTATTAGCACCCATGTCCAGATCACCAGTCATGGCTCTTGTACCGTCTATGAGAAGATACCCTACATGATCGTCATCTGTCAGTCCAGTTATCGAACCGTGATCAATGTCGGTCGTCAAGTTATGTGTGTTCGTCAGGGTGTTGTGATCTATTGCTGACTGTGCTATTAACTCAAGTCCCGTCTCTCCAGTATTAACTTGAAGTATCTTGAACTGTTCCCCAACATAAGAAGCCGGGGTATCCGTAAGGGCTGTGAAGGTTGTAACTCCGCTTCCCCCTGCACCACTACCAGCCGTAGAGTTTGGTATGAATCCACGCAGGTCTTGATAGGAACTGCCGCCAAGATAATTTATTGTGCTCGTCTTTCTTTGTATCGTGAACCTTGCGATGAGGAACCCAACACCTTTGAAAATTTTTGGTATGGTGAAATTGGAATAGCCAAGAGAATCAGTTTGTGCCAATGCCTCAGATGTATAAGTACCTGCTGGTACATTGCACAGCATGTGGGAAGTCTCACCACTCTTATTACATACTCCCCATATAACTACACTAAGCCATCTGTTGTTAGGGATGGGTGTACCGTCTGACGTTTTCACTATGTCGTTCAGAGTAATTATGGGATTGTATGCCGTGTCCGGGTCATTCACAACTTCCATATTATCCGTTGGCATTGACAGTGCTGGGTAAACCTGATTGTGCATCTGAAATACACGACCAGAAGTTATAGAGACATACGAGTTAGCTGTATCAGCCACCGTCAATGTACCCTCTGCACCCAACTCCCACTCAGCTTCTATCCCTCTGATTCTTGCACCAATATGGGAAGCATGTCCCTGATTGGTTGTAGTGTCCTGTATCTCATCATTCCAGTTTTGATTTCGTAGTGCCCCTGATGTTCCAGTAGTAACAGCCGATTGTAATACTAACTGTGCTACCCTTATGTGTTCTACATCTCTCGGCCATCCTGTAGACTCGTCAGCTAATGTCAGTACCTTTGTTGACTTAGGTATGTAGACGTATACTGTTGTAGGAGCAGTGTCAGTTCCAACTTCGGAAGTCAGATCAATCGTTGCTCCGGGGTCTGTGTCCAGCATCGTAAAGCCATCACTGAACATCATAGTCATATCGGGATGACCGTTGGTTGGGGTGAGTGTACCTGTTACAGTACCACCGTCTTCTGTTATGAAGAAATCGAATGACTCCCTGAAAGTTCCATTCCAAAAGTTCTGAGTTGTATCTACTGCCTTACCGGAAATTTCCAGTTGTATCGTACCATCTGCGTCTTCGACAGCTACTCCACCAATCTGTATTGCGTAGCTGGGGAATGACGGGCGTACATTAGTCAGGTTGTTTAATACCCCATCACCATCTTCCGACAGCCATAGAGTATCGCCCTCGGTAAAGCCAGATGTGTCTACACCACGCACCTTACCATCCTGACTTACAATTCCAACGGTCCCGGTTGGTATGTCCATAGTTGTAACCAGCACCACTCCCCTGAATGTTACAAAGGTATTGGCGGCTGCTTCCGCTACAGACGGACGACCAGCCGTAGCACCGACAGGATAAATAGCAGTTCCATTGTAGATGGTAGAGCCTGTGCCATTATATACAAGCACAAAGGATTCTTGACCAACCTGCAATACCGGGCCAAGACCAGTTGTTAGATCGAGAGTATGCTCATCAGGATTCCACTTGCTTCTTCCTTCTGCACCGTCTCCGGGTGTTGCTGTTATGTCGTAGTCCACATAGCCAGTACCAATACCAGCCGATATCAACTCACCTGTTAATGTCAACTCTGCAAAGGTAGGGGTTGAGTCCGAATTCAGTCTCAATGATGCCAGCTTTTGAAGAGCACGCACTACCCCCAACTTATCATCAGGGCTTGGTATTGGTACTAAATTAGGACTTCCCATTATTATACTCCTGCTGTTTTTCCAAATGCCCCGCCACTGCCACTCAAACCATGTGTACCAAACATCTGTTGGAACATAGTTACATGAGGGGCAGAATTCGCAGGATTGATTAGCTTGCCGGTTCCTGCACGTCTCGGTCCAGAGGGTGTCCTTGCTGCACTGCCAGCACCTATTGATTTAGCGAGACCAGCGATGTCACCATAACTCGGACCAACATCCTCTCGTCTCTCTACGAAACCAACCTTATCCAGAAGCGACTGCGACAATCTCTGTGCTGAAACATCCGCCGCCTTTAGCCGTGTCGGTGCTCCAACTTCCTCTTCAAACCTCTTACCAAGACCAGCCGCCTGAGTTGTACTGGCAAGACCGGAACTAACAAGAGACTGCGTACCAGATGCAACCGCTTGACTCTTCCCTCTTGCAAGACCAGCCTCAGTAGCTTTCATAAACGTACCCTCTTGGCCTTCCATCTCAATCCGACGATCAAGAATGTCAAGACCCTGCTGATACCTTTTCTCATTAGCTTCATTGGCCCTTGCCTGTTGTTCCTGAAACTGTGCTATCAATGTGTCAACAAGTCCCATTATTTAATCCTTCCTGCCAGTTTGGTATTTATGTTTAACTTACTCAGAGACCACGACTCACCGGCTGTGCTATTCCTCAACACAACTCCAAGCCACTTACCTCTTGCTTTGTCCCTGAGTCTCTTCTGTCTGCCGGGACCAGAGTATGTTCTGGTGATCACCGGGGTACCACCGTCCTTGACTTTCTCAACCAGCTTCTCAGCATTGTCTCCAACGTGTATGTCAAGTGTAACTCCATCAGAGTCTGTGTGTGAACCACCAGAGGCTCCACCACTTGTCTCTAAAGTCAGAGAGTTCAAACGCCCCTGTCCGTCACCGTCCTCTTCATCCAAGTCCGTGATAGGTAGGAGTACCTCAGATGAGATAGCTTGATCAGTCGCTCCGATGTCATCATCTTTCTTTGTGGCATCAAACTTTCTAATGTAGCCATCAGTACAGCCGTAAAGCAGGTCAGCATTTGATGGGTCATTCGAGGGGTAGTATAACTGAGAGTACACACCACATTGATTTGGGTATGACTCAGGAAAGAACCCCAATCCCTTTACGTCAAAATAGTAATCCGAATTGCTGCCATCCGCAAGTAATGTAATGCAGATCAAAACAGCATCCCGGTCAAAGTCGTATCCAAGAGTTACTCGATGTGTGGTTGGGTTTGCCCCTTCATCCTTAACCAGAGTTGGTAAGCTGAGAAGTGACAGGTTCTCCAAGAACATCGTACCCTTTCTAATCCTACTCAATCCGTCTGCTCCGAAGATATACAGATCACCCTTCTTATCGAAGCACCATGACTGAGCACCGAAGATACCAGAGAAGTCATCCACTGAATGAAGTTCTCCGCCTACGGCTGGGTCTCCCTGTAAGTAGTGCATACTGGAAGCACAGCCAAAGATCATGTAGTCATCATGGAATGGTATCAGTGCTCTAACAATGTCACCGACCTTACCAGCATCTGAGTTAGTCCCAGCTACAGGTGTCATCGCATCATTAGAAATGTACACAAAGTCAAACGGATTCAGTTGCCGTGACATGTACCACTGGTGAGGGTCAAAGGGGTTTCCGCTTAGTACTGCTCTACCTCTATACCAGCAACCTAAGTATGCCTTTGGAGGAAGTGAACCCGATGTCAAGTTTCCAAGGACTCCACCACCTGTTTCTCCACCGGCGTATGTCGTCCAGTCGTAGCCGTGTGGTGCCGTACTCGCTTCATCGACAGCAGTTGGGTAAATACTCTCCGGGTCCATATTGCCTCCAGAGAGCGTTTCACCTCCACCAGTGATGAAGGTTCCAGATAAGGTAAAGCCATAGATAATTCCTTTCGCTGTGTCCACGAAGTCTACTGACATGGTTGCCCCGGAAGATGCACCGGTTATGATCGAGCCTCTGTCTGGTGCTGTTGTCAGTGGGGTATCAAGTGTAAGCTTTGTGTTTGAAAAATCAACTATCTTTAGATTGGTTCCGTTGACGACGAATGCTTTCTGCAACCCGGAGAACATATTGAGATTGTCTGACGTATCAACTGTCAGTCCTACTACTTCTGTAAGTGTACCTGCCACGTCAGCCTCCGCATATATTATATCGTTGCCAGCAGCAACCAAGTGCTTTTTGTTTTCTTGTGGTTGGATTGTAACAGCCATGATTAAGTCTCATACCAAATCTTATTTTCTGCGGCAGCGACCAAACGCTTGATCGTCACAATTCCATTTAATCCATTCTCTGCTCCGGGTGAGCCTGATGCGGATGGTGGTGCTAAAGCTACTGTCTTAAACTCGAACACAGCACTATCGTAATCCTGACCATGAATTGTTTTCCGTACACCCCACTCATAGTCTGTATCGTACTCAAGTGGTTCACCTAAGAACATGAACAGACTTATAATACTGTAACGAGACCGGTCATTCTGAGCTACGAGTGTTTCACCTTTGAATCCGAAATACACTGTGTAAAACTCTATGTCCTCATCGTCTACATCACTCCACTGCATCTGTAACAGACCATCAGAGTTTAGGTAGACATCAGTGAGAAGATTAGTTGGGTAATCCAGAGTCGGTGTTGATATTCCTAAGTCATCGCCCCACATCTCAAAGTACATGGCACGCGACTGGTACATAGTCCAAGTACCAGCAGCAGGAACATTCCATACGCCTCTCCACCATTGGGAGGGTGCGGTGTTATGAATATGCCAATCAAAATAGTTAAAGCCTTCGTCTGCTGCTCCTATTACAGTTACAACAATAGCATACTGTATTCCAATTTCCACGATATAGGGAGTATCAAAAGTAAAAGTCATTAAGGTATCAGTGAGAGGAATAAGATTGCCCGCCACTGATTTTGAAGCCAAGGCGATTCCACTTGGTTTTCCATCGGCGACTAATTCTAACGTGACAACCACTGTTGTAAATGTACCGTATCTCTTTCCACGTATCTTTGGATACAGTGCTGAGTAACTTTCCTCAGCGGTAAATAGAACACACATTGCCTCTTGTCCATATCCTATCAAACCACCGGAGGACGCTATCTCGTAGCTTTCACGTTTAGTTGCCATTAGATCACCGAATTAACAAAGCAGATTGCAACCACCGGCTGTTCTGCTGCTCCTATTAGTGTACCGTTTCCCCACTTGTCCAAAGCCAGTCGTTGCCCTATCCGTACTCTGCTTGCCTGAGCATCGACTGGTCTACAATTATTCATGTGTTCCGTGGTGAGTTCAGGGGCATGTCCCAAGAGACTACCCCTAAACAAACCTTTAATCGGTGGCAATAATTCTGCCATTACGTCCTCCAGAGAATATACACTTTCTCGCCCGTTGTTCCAGCGAAGAATAGTTTATTCGTATTACTGATTGGTATGATGATAGGATGAGCAGCCGGTAGAACTGCACCAGCAGCCGCACCAGCAGCCGACCCAGCAACGGAAACTGTCTTACCAGCTTCGGGCCAAATCTGTACCTCTCTGCATACCTGATTGGCACCCTGACCCTTAGAGTCAACGAAGGTGACAACCTCTACATCAAAGCCCCCTGATACAATACCAGATGGGGCAGCGTTATCTTTTTCGTGTCCGTCTGATGCCATGATTTTTCCTTTACGACTGGTTCAGTTGAATCTCTTCTGTAGGCCCGTCTTTGAGTTCGAGGTTGGTCGAAAGGTAATAGACTTCGATCAACATCTTACCAGCCGATACCGATGTGTAATCAGCATCCACAGTAACTACAGCAATAACTGATGTGTCCGAACCATTAGCAATGACTCCAACATCCGCAGAGATAATTGCCGACTTGACCAGATTTCTCGCCTTTGCAAATACGTTGTGTGTGCTTGCCTGCGAGTACGCATTGTCATCACCAGCATTACCAAGTTTCAATACAGCACTGACATCGCCAGCAAAGCCCTCAGATACTGTTACCTTGGAACCAATGACAAAGGAACCAGCCGGTATCTGTTTGTTCAATGTCTTTGTGCCAGTTGCTCCACTGTCAACCAGATCACTAAACTTTATAATCTGAGATACCTTACGTATCCCCATGCCTGTCCCACTTCTTTCCATTGTAGCTTCACAGTTTCCTGCACTCATGTCTTTCCCTTTCTAAAGTTCTTGTCCGTATACCGTCATGCTTCCTCTCGGAATCCACCACTTCCTGTAATCAAAAATCGAACCCCGTCTGATACCTCCATCGTGTACCTCACCAACGGTATCCGGTGCAACGCCTTTGTCTTTTCTTATCAGAGACTGAATCAACTCTACTGCTTTCGCGGTCTCAACTCCGATCTTCTCATCTTCTTGGTTCTCTGCAATAGCAAGACAGCACTGCAAGATAGCCTCTGACTCCAGTGGGCCTCCGATGAAATAATCGGTATCACTCTCTGGTCTATCAGGAAGCATCACGTAAGTACTGTTTAGAGTAGAGGTGGATGTCGGTGTAGGATAAACAATCATTTCCTTTATCGACCCAACGCTCTTATCAAACTTAACTGTGCGGATAGAATACATTGTGGGGAAACTGAAATACTCCAGATTGTTTCTGCCCCGCATAATCTTCTGCTCTGTTGTGTTTTCTAACCACTGGCCTCTTCGCTGTTCCTCATCATACTCCAGCTTACGATAGAACCTGTCAAAATCTTTTGGTACCGGGTACTCCCACTTGTTCGTCTCCAGTGTGATCTTCCACGGTTGTCTCAGGAACGACCAAACATACGTCTCTGATTCTTTCGGATTGATCGGTGACAGAAACTTCATGTATCCCCGGTATACTATATCCTTGGCCTTTGCAACATCGGTAGCTACGTTGAAGTCCATACCCAAGAACTCACCTACCTTTGTGTACGCATCCAAAAATTTCCATCTCATATCTGCCATGTCAATTCCTTATAATGTGACAGAGCCGGTCTTCCATGACCATGCCCCATCGGGAGACAGTTACTCTTTGTCTTTATCTTTGTCCTTATCCAACAAGAACACTCTCAGAATAGCTTCCTCATATCTCTTACCACCCAACGAATACTGTCTCATCTGTGGGTTGTGAGGACGTTCGATAAGAATGTTCATTACTTTCTTCAAGATTGCGAGTTCAGCATCAGTGATCTCTATTGTCTCTTTGTCACATCCAAGTATACTTCTCGCAAGAATAATACCATCGCAGGTCTCAATGCCGTTCCGGTACATGCCGGGCATTCTCAGCATCTCAGATAGTTCCTTCTTTACGTCGATCTCTTTTTCTTCACCCTCTGCCATGTAGTTCTGCAAATTCAATACGTGCATTTTTCTGTCTCCAAGAAAATAGGGGGTGAGCCAAATTGCCCACCCCCAACAATACTTCTTTAACCTTCCTGTGCAAACTGAACCCAATCATAGATCACGACATCATCCTCAGCCGCACCATTCTTGGTGGCCAGAGTCGCTACCATAACAGCATCCTCCGGGAAGTCATCCCCACCAGCCGCAATATCAGCAGCCAAGATCGGGTCTGCATTGTCAACACCATCCACATAAATGCGAATGTCTGTACCATCGTAGTACATACCAAGAGTGGTGTACTCATTGATAGTCAAAGCCTTGACATCGGCAGCATGGATGATCGGAGTCTCACCGACAGCCACATAGACCGCATCAACACCAGTTGCATCCGCATGGAAACTCTGGAAACCCAAAGCGTTGGAGTCGATCAGAGCCGCACCATTGTCAGCAATCAGATCACCAACGAGTTCCTGCCCTGTAAGCAACCCAAGGAAAAACCCAATGTCATCTGCTGTGACGGTGTTAGTTTTCAGCCTTGCCTCGAACGCCCATTTCTTACCACCATTAGCAAGAATAGGACAAGCGTACTGAATCTCAACTGCATCATTATCAGCCGAACCCAGCATCTGCAATGCTCCGACAGCTTCGGAATTCACACTGATGTTAGCAGTGGTATCACTGTACGAATTAGCAGGAACATCACTGCCCCTACGGAAGTCAGCCTCGACCAAAGAACCAGACATAGGATTCTCTCTCAACTGTTTCAAGTTGAAGTTTTTCCATATTGCATCTGTGGGAAGCTGAACAGCAGTACGACTCGAAGCCGTTACAACATCAGCACCATCACATGCCGCGATAGGAGAAACCTTAGCCAGAACAAGACCGGCAACACTTGAGCGATCAACGGTCTCAACAGCTACAGCTACACAAGGCAGTGCAGTACTGTCATTAACCAATGTCTTCTCACCCGCTTCAAGGTACAACTTATCCCCAGCCGTGATACTCTTGTCCGTGTAGACGTTGAGATACGACTCATTGGGAACATAGATATCAATCCAACGAGGACCGATAAGACCATCTGCATCACTACAAGCATGACCAGCGAAGTAAGCTGCGTTGTCTGCGGTAACCAATTCCACACGCATGAACTTGCCTTCGTTCTGTCCACCGTCATCCGTGGTACCACTGCGAGGCAGGGCAGCAAGGGCGGTGTTCACGCCATTGATATTGTCAGTAGAATCTACATTGTAGGCTACCGGCATTCCTTCTTTGATTACTACAGCCGCTTCAAAATAAACTTTCTTCCGAAAGGCTTGGGCTTCTTGACCCATTACACTTTCACTCATGTTACTCTCCTGTTAAAGAATTATTTTTATTCTACTAAATGCAGATCAAGGTGAACCGGTGAGGGTTTACAAGCCCCCACCGGATAATAGGTTACTGCTGCGAAATCAGGAAGCCAGCCCGTTGCCTGTTTGTACAGGTAATTGCCAACGATACATCCAAGGCAACCGTCAGGGTGTTATGATTATTATCTCTTGGCGTTGGTTTGCCGAGAGTAAAATCATTCTCTCTGAGAACACGAATCTTGAAGTAGTCATGGTTGACGCCATAAATCGGGTCAGTACCCATGACCGTACTATAAGTAGCACTGTCATCAAGGAACGGAACATACACAAAGGGAACACCTTTGTACAAAACACGACCGAAATACTTGGCAAGGTCAGGACCAACATTGTCGTCCATCTTACGAGCCAGAGCCTCAAGGTTTCCGATTACGTTATCATTACTGTAATAACGGAAAGGAGTTGGGGATGTCTCTTTTGCCACTGCTACGGGAATCATGGTCGGGATGAAGTGAGTCTTTCTGGTGGCTCTCGCCATGAGGTCCAGAAGGTTATCACCAAACTGACCATTATGGTCTGCGTAGTACGAAGCCCAACGAGGTTTGTCAGAAGCGGAGCAACTGATTCCACCAAGATCGTAAAGGGTTCCAGAGCCATCATTATAACGGCCACTGTACGCATTCCACGCACCGGTACTATCATCAGTACCAAGAGACAACCACGAAGCAAGACCGTGTGGGTTCTTCTTGTCGGCTGCTTTGGACGGGGGAAGAATCAACTTCACCTGCAAAAGTTCACCAAACTCACGGTACATGTTCAACTGTTTGCCTGTCAGGTACTTATAGATTCGTACCTTGTTGCCGGTGTTCATTGCCAACTCAAGACGACTGTAATCCATGTTCGTTGTAGCATGTGCCCAGCGAACTATGATCTCTTCATCCGTGTTGACTACGTTATGGGTATCCTCTTCCCACAGCGAAATCATCTTGGCGTTACCGGTATCCTTCAAAGTGATGAAGTCCTTGATAGAGTCACCACTATCACGCTCCGCACTTTGCATCCATGTGTTATACAACTCATGGCTGATATCATTGAAAGTCATCTCCAAAGCTTCCTTACGGTAAGAAGCCAGAGTAGCTATTCCAACGTCTACTGCTTGTTCTACTGTGATGTCACTCATTGACAGTTTCTCCTTTTTCTACGCCTCGACACCTGCTTTCTTAAAAGCATCAGCCACGACTTTCTCCATCGCTGCATCCGTGCCGGGCTTGGGTTGTTTTTTCTGATGTTTGTTACGGTTGGGGCGAGTTGTCATCTGCTTCGACCGGCCACGGAGTTCCTTTGCTACTTTCCGCATTGCCTTCTTTTCCCCGTTCTCTCCTTCGTAAAGTGTGACTGCACCATCCAGACATTCCTTGAATGTTCCGAACTTACCCGTATCATACAAGGCGGTAGCCTGTCCGTAGATAGACGCTCTTGCTTTCACAGAACGGTTTCTCTCGTCAGGGACGCCATCGCTATTCAGCGGGAGTTTGTCATACTGTCCGAAGATGGGGTGGTCCTTAGTCAGATCATCCAGCCTCTTGTTAGTATCGCAGAAATTTTCATACGCCTCTTTGTTCTTAGCTGACTGTGCTCTCACTTCATCTGCTTCTGCTACAGTGTTTAGAGAGGTTGTCAACTTTTCGACTGTAGTACTGAGACCCTTCAATGCGATGGCTACGGCAGGATTATCTTTCTCCAACGCTGCCATATCTTCATCACTGATTAGCCCTTCGGTCTCAACCTTCTCAGTCTTTTTAGGAACCACAACGCTATCTTCCTCAGAAGATTCCTTAACGTCCTTGGTTTCCAGCAATGATAAGATGTCCTTTACAATGTCAGGGTCAACATCGTTAAGCTTCTGAACCATCTCAGCACTGTATCCCAACACATCAATACCTTCGACTTCAACATCATCATCGGCCTCAGCCTCGTCGTCGTCATGCTCATCGGCATCATCTGTATCGTCGTCAACACCTTTCTCGGTGTCGTCATCATCGGCCTCAGCCGAATCTTTATCGACCTTGCCTTTGTCGTCGTCATCAGAATCTATATACTGATCATCGTCGTCGTCGGCATTGTCGTCATTTACTGCATCAATAGCTTTGGCAACCGACTCTGGTACACCATCAACCATTTTTTCTTCGCTGTCTACTATTTCGTTACCATCTTTGTCTAACATATTAGTCTCCCGTCTTAGCAGTACTCAGTTCAACGTCCTTGAAATCGTCTTTGGTTTTGTCCTTCTTACCCTTTGCTTGTTTACGCAGGATAAAGCTATCGCCCTCAGCCTCAGATTTCTCGATCTCCATGTTCGATATATCCTCAAGGAAGTCAACCAGACCATCAGCCAGTTCACTCGCAAAACTCACACCCTTGATATCCTCAAGGAAGCATGTAGCCTTCTGTGTCCCAGCACTTAGTTGAATAGCCAAAGCCCAATTATCATCATCGGGTCTACGCAACCTGATAAGCTTCATCATGGTCCCGTCACCCAAGTCCTTCTCAAAATACATACCCTTCAAATTTGTAGCCATGTCTGTCTCCCTATCCAAATGAATTTCTGTCTACCCAGCTTCGTTCATGTAGTCTTTGTTTTTGTTCGGTCAGATTCTTGAGTACCATGTTACAGTCCTTATCGAAGGTGGCACCCGGATGGATTTTGTATATAGAACCATCGTCTATCTGTGACTGATGACATCCAAGAGCAAAGGATGTTCTTTCCTTGTCACCACATACTCGATTTTGTATGGACTGTAGTGTGTGTTCCGTCTTTCCACCACATTCCTCACATGGACATTTCTCAAACTTTTTGTCTCTCTTCATGGGCTGTATGTCACTTGTGATGTGATCACACTTGTCACAAAGAAAATTGTATACTGGCATTCTATCTCCCCTTATGATCTTTACCGTTTCCTTTAGCCTCTCGCTTTAGTACGGACACATCGAAGTTGAGATACTTAACAGACAATCGAAGCAAATCAATGTTTGCCTGTATCTCCTTCATTACGTTATCAGCCGACTCGTTTTCTTTCCGCTTCATCACATCCGTTGCGGTGGGCCAAGCTTTAGCCGGGTCCTCTTCAACGTATATTAGCCGACTGATCTCCAGCAACTGTTCACACACATGTCTCTCAAAGTCAATGTGTTTCTTAAAGCTATCTTCCAATGACAAAATACTCATAAACCACATCTTCCCCAGCGTTCGCGTTCTTGATGTACACCGTACCAACAGGGTTGAACACTGCTACTTGACCTGCGGGTACCGTAATCTCAGGGCTGTAGGTTGAATTAAAGCTTGTGTCTACTGTCAGATCGAATCCGATTGCCTTTATGATAATCAAATCAACAGTAGCAACACCACCAAGATCAAGAGCCTCTTCGGTATCAGCAGAACTTATCTGTTTGTAGTTCTGTTGCTTTGCGGCGGGTGTCTCAGCCAAAGTAAATCTGTCCAGAAAACTTGAGTCCTTTCCAAGACCCAAGAGTTCTGCCACTATATTGATGCTGGCGGTTGCGGCCATCGTTAGCCCCTTTTCTTTTTCTTATCACGTAGTCTTTTAATCTCAGCAGGAGACATACCAGCCGCTTTCAAACGCTTCTCGATTGCAGTGGTTCGCTCTGTCTCATGGTCTTTCTTTTTCTTCTTGCTAAAGATTCCCATCTTTGATGCTTCACCGTATCCAATACCTTTAGGCATGTGCCTGCTCACTTTCTTTCAATGCTGAGATGATTGCTTTGCCAATCACGTAAGCCTCTTTGTCCCGAAGTCTTTCCTCAACTGCGGCTTTGACTACGCTACCAACAGTATCACCGGTGTCATCATAAAGTTTGACCTTTGCCGTTTCCTCAACTGCTTGGATTATAGCCTCAGTGATAATGCGAACCTGATTGTACTTATCATCCGCTACCACAAGTTCCTGTTTCTTCCGCATGTTAGTGTAAACGCCCGCGAAGATTGACAGGATAGTACTGAGAGCCAGAGCCGGTACAGCTAAAGGATTGCCAGTAGCCGCCAAGCCACCAACAGTACCATCAACGATCATAACTGTATCACTCTTGACCGCACCATCCTTCGGAATGAGAATCGAATCCAGAACAGCACAGCCAGATATAAGCATAGCAATACTGCATACTAAAGTCAGTAAATACTTATTCATTTTGAATCCCCTTACTCTGTGTATGTTGCTACAATTTCTTCTTCTTTGATGACAGCATAATGATGGCTACCATCCCTGATCAATGTTCCTGTGTAGTCAGCAAAGAGAACCAAATCGCCTACGGAAAGTTCATCAACCTGCTCACCGACCTCAACAATTACTCCACGTTTCTCTTTCTTGTCTGTGTTACCCGGAAGCAAGATACCGCCGTTCGACACATCATCAACTTTGTTTCTCTTGATCAGTACTCTGGTTCCTAATGGTGTGATCTTCATGTCTGTCTCCCTTAAACTACGTTACCATCTTTCTCTTGTTTTTGTCGAGAGTTTGCAGCAGACGAATTAGGATTATTCCCTGTCCTTCCGTCCTGTACATCCTTCGACTTTACTTTACCAGATGTCGGTGTGTATGGATTCAACTGAGTTGACTGATTGGGTACAGCCGTTTCATACCAGTCATCCATTCCACGAATACCAGCCAACTTGCCTAAGTACTTCGTGACCTTTGGTACATTGAGTGAAGCCCCCTGTTGTGCTCCGATCTGAGCCGAAGGAAGAATCCACTGAGTCAGTAAGCTAAGGACTCGGTTAAACTCAACACTCGGAGACAGTCGCTGCATGGAGTACGGTTCTACTTCAAACTCATAATCCCAAAACTCGCCATCTCTTGCAGCCCGGTCAAAGGTAACTTCTATGTCACCGTAACCGTCAATCCGCTTTACCTGTGGAACAGAAATTAGCGGGTCACTCCAGAAGAACCAGCACATCTTATTACTGATACTCTTGGTAAAATCGTATACTGCTTCCGTCATATCGTCAACACTCTTGGAGGCATTGGCAAAGGATAATTGGTCCTGTCCCAATGTTGCTGCTCCAGTTCCTTGTCCACCAAGCGTATACAGGTTGTTGCCCTGCATTGAATACTGCTGCTCTAAATAACTAATCCATTGATAATGCTGTGGGTCAATACCGTCCCACTTAATATCCTTCATACCATCAACATTAGTTACCTTGATAGCCTTCTGGTCCGGTGCAGCAGCAAGCCTCTCAGCGTCCTCTGCTCCATCCCCTTCGTAAGCAAGCACAGTCTTTTGGGCCTCTGCTTGTTTCCGCATCTTATTGACTATGATGTTTAGAGTCGTGTCCAGGTCCATCCAGTACCAGACAGGAGGGATAGGCATTGCTGTGCCGGGGAACTCTTTGAAATACAACTTATCATAGGGTCCACCCTCCGGGGTCTCAGCTTCGATAGTACGCAGGATTGTTGCAGAATGCGGTTCGATTGTGAGAATAACCCTCTCATCAGGAACCCAAATATCCATAAGCTGAACGTATTCTTTTAGGGACTGATACTCGCCCTCAGGTTTTGCGATCTTCTCAGGATTGTACTGATCAGAAGAACCATTCAAACGGTAAGAAGGATTCAGGATATCCCGATGTTTGTGAAACTCTTCCCTTGCGGCCTCAATCGGCATCCTATAGAAGTTACCCTCAAACTCGAAACCCTCAAAGCAGGTCGCAGTAGCATCACCGATGTAATCAACTACATCAATCGGGTCAGAGTATACTTGGCCTACTGCATGAGTGTGTCCATAGATATCTACTTCCGACTCTTTCATAATGCCGGTCTTCATAATACCAAGACCAAGCATAGCATCACGAACGACTGGCCTCAAAGAGTTCCTTGCAAACTTTATCTCTTTGATAAGGTGGTTGAAGGCCAACTCCGTTGTCATAGCAAATGGACGGAGTTCTTTCTTTTTCGTGGTAATCAGAAGCTGAGGATTGCTCATCACCAGATATGGAATGAGAATACTCAAGCCACGGTCAATCAGGTTAATAGGATGACTGCTGCCCTCGCCATCTTCGCCCCTTGAAAAATAACCGGACTCCAATGCTCTCAGCATCATTGCTCTTTTTGCAAGAGTTGGTCTTACTACAGTCTGCCAAGTCTTTGTACCCTTCACAAGTCTCTGCGGAAAGGAGAGCCTTACATTTTTTTCTTTGAGTATCGAAGTCATAAGTTACCTTAGTATATAAAACGCTTTGGTTGTTTCTGTTTACCCAGCTTTCTCTGTCTCATTCGCTGACCAAGACTCCTACCGTTCGAGGCTTTTTGTTTATCAACCAATGCTTTAGGCTGATACGTCAAAGCCAAGCAACACAAACCAAGAGCGATTACTCTGTCTCCATGTGCTGCATTTGCAGAACCATCTTCATCTTCTGCTGCTTTAGCCGGGTGTGGTGTACCTGCATTGTTAAACAGATACGATTCCATTTCCCGTATTGTTGCTTCACAGTGAATCTTTATGTGCTTTACCATTGGGTTCTTAGACAGACCAGCTTTCAAAGCAACATCCAAATTCATCAGCAATGCAAACTTCGTGCCCTCCGGTCCTTTGGTATTACACCAACCAAGTTTGTTCTTTTTCTTTTTCCGCTTGGCTGTTTCATCTCTGCGAACGTATACGAATGGATACTGGTTCTCAACTATCCTGCCTTCAAAGACACCACCAATACCATTAGACTCCCATATCAAGTAGGGTTCTTTGTCTCGTCCTCCAATCCATTTACAGAGAGCGACTGCTGTATCCGCAAAATTCTCCGGTGATGTATTAGCATCAATCCATTGACCAACTTCCTCACCAAGATTGACATCAACGATACTGAGCACACTGTTGCTTGCCCCACGACCAAGACCAATATCCCCGCCAACAATAAAATTATGTGATTGATCTGGACGACCATTGTAAAGTTTTCCCCACCATCTTAGACGACCTACGCCACCTTGAACTACCTTATACCCTGCTACTTTGTGCTTTCTGTTGTACTGAACAACAATATCACCCTTGAATTTTGGCTCAGAAACGCATGTTTGTTCAATACGATGCAAGGTTGCCGGGGTAAATACGGACGAACCAGAACCTCTTGGCCTCATATCAAGGTTACAAGCGATGTCTCTTGCTCGTCTTGTCCGGGATTGTCTATCATACCAGACACTACGCCAGCCACCCTCGTTCGAGTCGCCACCGTCTGCCACAAATTTGATAGCTTCCAGCTTCTTCGCCCAAGGACAATCAGCATGTTTTCTTCTGAGTTCACTCAGCGTAAAGCCTATCATCGGTTCTATCTCGTTAAACACTTCCGGTATCAATTCACGATACCATTCTATGTCCCTGATCTCAATGATGTCGTAATCAGGGGTGATGTACTGACCCATATTCTTAGTTGGGTTCTCCCACCACGGCATTTTAGTAACCGGTATCTCACCAAACTTCTGTGTGATCAACTGGTTATAGGGATGTTCAACACCCCAAAAGTGAGTACTGTTAAAAATAACACATTTCGATGTGTCATTAACAGAGTCGTTAATATTCAGTGCCATGTTATGATCTATACGACCATACTCATCGACCAGTATACCTTTCTGCCGGTCGCCTGCACCGAAGTTCTCGTTTGTTGCTTCACCAGATATGACCGAAGAATTGTCC